AATACATTGAAAAAGCGGCGCAGCGTAATTTAAACAAAGCTGAACGTATTTCACAGCTTGGTTATGTACCATACTATGGCCCAGACGTGGCTGCATTTACACCAATGCAACAAGCATCATTCCAAAATACGGCTGACGTTGCAGGCGCATTTGGCATGAACGCTCCAGCAAGCCAGCAAGATATAATGGGTGGCATGGCCGCGCCTACACAATACGCTGGCGGCGTAAGTGGCTATTCATCAGCTCCAATATACCAGCAATCATTAGATGAGCTTGCTAGACAAAGGCCCGCACAAAAATCCTACATGGATAGCTTTTTTATTGACCCCTATTCTGGCAGTTATGGTTCAAACGCGCCTGCGCCAATAGATTACAATATGTATCCAACATATGCTGAAACACAACGCCAAGCTGAAGAGGCTATTAGACGTGAGCAGCGCAGTGATGATAATTATGAAAGATTGCTAGATCAAATGGGTCAGCAGGTTAGCGGCTCTTCTCTTACGCAAGCTGAAATGGCTAAATACGCAGAAACAATAGCACCAGGTAGTGGCTATGACCCTAAGACACAAGTTTTAAATGAAGCCCAAAGAAGATACATCGAAAGCCCAGAAGGTGCTGCGGCTAGATTAGCTCAAGAAGACATAGCAATGGGTGCTGTAGGCTCAAACCAAATGGGCTTTTATGACAACTTGAAGATGTTGCAAAACAAAGAACCATCAAAAGAAAACCCATCAGGCGGAATGGCTTATTATAACACGTTCCCAGATGCAGATGGAAATCCAACAAGATTAGGCTATGACAGCACTGGCGGTTCATACGGCGGATCGCTTGTTACTGGTGGTTTAAGCGGTAATTTAACAGGTTTACCAGAAGTAGGATTATTAGGTTTTGGTGGCGGTATTGCTGATAATGTTTATTCAGGCATTAACTTCGAAGGCGCAGTCGATGCTCAAAGTAAAGACTTTGCTGAAAAAGCAGCGGCTGGCGGGTTTGACCCAAATAATTATGCAATGTTTGATGTTAATACTCCAACGCAATCACAGCAAGATGCATACGCTAATAAATCTGCGGCTGAGCAAGCTGCATACAACGCCCAAGTTGTAGCTGAAAGAGAAGCACAAGAGTTAGCAATAAGAAATGAAGCTGCATTGGTTGCTCAAGAGGCTGCACGCAGACGAGATAACTCAAACCCTACACCCACATATACTGGTGGAGTTGTTAGAGACTCGAAAGGAAATGCCGTGACAGATGGCAGCGGCAATGCTGTTAGAGCGCCCGGCCCTAATGTAGGCAGCGGCGGTGGAGGCTCAAGCTCAAGTGGCGGCGGTGGCGGAGGCTCATCAAAAATTCTATGTTGTGCATATTACGAGCTAGGTTATTTGCCACGCGAAATATGGCGGCTAGATCAGAGATACGGCGTCTGGTTGCACAGAAACAATAGAAAACTAATGAACGGATACCATGCATGGGCTGCGCCTCTAGCAGACTTTGTTAAAAAAGATACAATTGGCGGTAAAGTTGCACGTAAAGTTATGTGGCCTATTGTTAAAGCATGGGCAGAAGAAATGGCTCACACAATGAGTCCAGAAAAACATAAGTCTAATAAAGTTGGTAAAGTGATAGCAACAGTTGGTGAAGCATTCTCATACGCAGTAGGCGCAGTATTGCTACCAAAAAATAATAAGAAGGAAGCGTAACATGGCTGGTGGTGGACAAATGAGACCGCAAGGATCGGCAATAGCTGATGCTAGGGCGTCTGGAATAACAGGTATTGCGTCTGGAAATGGCGCGGCAAAGCCTTTAACTCTTAGCTTCAATAATAACAGCCCGATGCAAGGCTCTATGTCGTCTAATATCGTGGCGCAAGGCGGTGGCCAAGATATAGGCACAATGTTTCACAATCAAATGCCTGACGGAACGCCTCGTCCTCGATTTACACCGGGCGATGGCCTAGCTGGAGCGCGTGTGCCAATGGGTTTTGGTAATTTAGGAGAAACAAAAATAAAAGATGGTATGCCCGCAACAGGCGTAAGTGATATTACTCCATTACCCGGCCCACCAATGTCTGGAGGCAAAGGTGGCGGGAATGGCGAAATGCCAAGGCCTATGCCAGCTCCAGCACCATCCACGCAATATTCGCCAATGGCTGCACCAGCTCCAGCTCCAGCGCAACCGCAAGGGTTTAACGTAAACCAAGCTGCGGCTGGCGGCTTACAAAAAGCATTTCAAGGCACGCAGCAAGCAATGCAAGGGCCAAACATTGGTCAGTTTATGAACCCATACACAAAGCAAGTTACGCAAAACACGCTAACTGATCTTGAGCGACAACGCCAAATGCAAATGAACACGTTAGGAGCGCAAGCTTCAAATGCTAGAGCATTTGGGGGTTCGCGCCACGGCGTAGCAGAAGCTTTGACTAATGAGGGATTTGCAAGGCAAGGCGCGCAAGCGTTTGGCAATCTGCAACAGCAAGGGTTCAACACAGCTCTACAAGCTGCACAAAATCAACAGCAAATGCAAATGGGCGGAGCTGCACAGCTTGGTCAACTTGGTCAGCAAGCATTTGGCACAAGCCAAGCAATTCAACAGCAGCAAGGCCAACAAGGTCTGCTACAGCAAGGCATACAGCAAGCACTCATTGATGCGGCTAAACAACAGTATGCGGGTTACACTGGCGCTCCAGCGGCGGCACTTAATGCGCCACTGCAAGCTCTTGGTGTTGCACAGCAAGGCGGAGCTAAAGATGTAGTGCAATCACAAAACCCCGGCTTATTTAGTTATTTGCAGACTGCGGCTATGCTTTGCTGGGTTGCCCGTGAAGTTTACGGCGAGCAAGACCCTAAATGGATGCAGTTTAGAGAATGGGTTATCGGTCATTCACCTGATTGGTTCTATAAAGCATATAGCAACTACGGCGAAAAATTTGCTAAAGTTGTTCGCAAAGTGCCAGCAATTAAAATTATCTTACGCCCATTTATGGATGCTAAAAGAAAGAGCATAGGATATAAAGCATGATAAAAAAACCTGAACAAATTATCCAAGAGCAAATGAACCCATCGCAATCACGCGGCGGGTTTGGCGGCTTACTAGATTATGCTAGAGAGCGTAACGAGAACACTGGATTAAGTAGGATGCAAAACTTCGCCGCCGCACTTGACCCATTGATTATGCCAGAGATGCGTGCAGGTGAAGGCATTCGTGAGCGTGGTATGCAACGTGTTGCTGCTGGGAATAAGAATAAGACTATTCAAATGCTTATAGATAGAAACCGTCAAGACCTAGCTGACATGGTTCAGAATGGATCTTTAACTATGCAACAAGCCGCAAGCGCATTATTAACTGAGCCAAAGAAAAGTGGTAAAGTTGTAGATGCTACTCAATTACGTGCAATGTTCCCAAATGCATCAATTGATGATGGTTTGTATAATTTGAAGCCTGATGGAACTGCTACTAAAGTTGGCGGCGGCGGAGTCAGTGTATCAGTTGGGTCAGATAAAGGCTTAGACGAATTTGCAAAACTTGATGCAAAGACATTATCAGGGATTAGTGAAGCTGGTTCAACAGCAACGAGAAGTCTTGCCCGAATAGACCGACTTGAAAATCTTTTGAGTAATGTTGAAACAGGTATGACCGCAAATTTAAAACAAATTGCTGGAAATTTTGGCATAGCGACTGATGGTTTAAGTGATATACAGGCAGCGCAAGCTCTTATAAATTCATTAGTGCCAGAGCAAAGACCTGCTGGCTCTGGCCCAATGTCTGATGCTGATTTAGATTTATTTAAGCAATCCTTACCTAGAATTGTCGCTCAGCCCGGTGGTAACAAGCTTATATTAGAAACAATGCGTGGCATTGCTCAATATGATGCTATGGGTTCTGCTATTGTGCAAAAATTTAGGTCTGGTGAAATAACAAAAGTTGAAGCATTTAATCAGTTAAATAATCGCCCAGACCCATTTGCAAGCTTTCAAGCCCCAATCGGTGGTGATTCAAGCATGTCGCGTGAAGATGCTTTAAAAATAATAGAATAAGAGGTTAGTTATGAATGAAACAGTAACATCAGAAAAAGCCTCTAGGATACTTGAAGCAATTCGTGTATTGGAAAAGTTAGAGGCCAATGGCACAATTACCGCCAATGAACAATCTGCATTAGATCGTGCGCGTAAAAATCAAAAAACAGCAGAACAAGCTTCCCTAGAAACAAAAGCTAGTTATGGAGGAATGTTAGCTGGCGGCACAATGAATTTTAATGACGAAATTAGAGGTGCTTACAATTATGCTAACGAGCTGTTAAAGTCAGGAGATAGCGCAGGGGCGAAAAAAGCATATCAAAAATATAGAGACTTACAGCGTCAATATGATGAAGCATTGCAGGTTTTAGCTCCAGAAGAATATGCAAAAGGGAAAACTGCTGGATCTGTTTCAAGTATGGTATTGCCTAGCAGTTTAGCATTTAAAGTTGGGTCTAAATTACCTATTCTTGGTCAGATGGGTCTATCATCGGGAGTTGGGGCTGGGGCGACAGCTTTACCGCAATTTGGCGAAGGCGAAGGTGGATTCTCACAAAGAGTTGCAAATGTTGACCCTTTGTCAACTGTCGCTGGCGGAGCTATAGGTGCAATTTCACCAGTTGCAGGTCAAGTAACGGGGGCAATATCAAGGGGCGCTCAAAATATAAAAAGAAAAGGTGTAGATAAATTTGGCGGTGGAGCATCCACAAGAGTTGCACGTCAATTATCTGGCCCTCAATATACAGGCAAAGACATTGAAGAATATTTAGCGGGGCTTGGCCCAGAAGCAATGCTTGCTGATGTAGCGGGTAGGCCAAATACTTTAGCTAAAGGTTTAGCTACAATACCGGGCGAAGGGCAAGAAATTCTTGCAAAAGCAATATCAGAAAGAGCATCTAAGTCTGGCGAGCGCATTGAAGATATTATGACTCAAAAAATTGATAAACCTAATGTTGGTTATGAGGAAACTTTAGCGCAGCAACAATTAAAGTCAGGCGTTCTTGGCCCAATGTATGAAGCTGCCACACAAAGTAACAAAACTTTTGATGTTAATACTTTAAGGAGCGCATTAGTATTATATGGTAAAGATGCTTCTAGGTCTGTAAGAAGCCAAATGAATTCTGTTCTTAAAGATTTGGGTAAAGAAGGCAATGTAAGTGCAGAAAAATTGCACAATGTCAGATCAGCTTTAAGTGATGTAATTTTTAAAGAACGTGGAAGTGTGGCAGTAAATTTAAAACCTTTCTTACATAAGATTGATGACAAATTAGACGAATTACCTACTTATAAAGAAGCACGCTCTGGATATTCTGAAGCCTCACAAATACAACGAGCAGTTGAAGATGGTGAAAAGGTATTTACTGGCGGCAAGATGTCAGCATTATCTCCACGCGCTTTGCAAGACAAATTAGACAACATGAATCCTATGGAAAAAGCTGCATTTCAAAAAGGCGCAAGAGATTACATTGGGGCGTTAATGGGTACATCTCGAAATGACGCTTCAGCAGCTTGGGGTGAATTTTCTAAAACTTGGAATGCAGAAAAATTAAAACTTCTTGTTGGGGAAAATGATGCTGCTTCTATTACGCAACGATTACTTGCTGAAAAAGAATTTTCCAAAACAACTTCAGATGTATTAGCTGGATCACAGACTGGGTTTAGAAATGAAGCTTCGGCGGCTTTACGTGATTTACGTGACCCAAATAGCTTTGCTTCGCCAAGCGTTTCTCAAAGAATTGGATCTGCTGTTTCTGCTCCAGTTAATAAAATCATGGATGAAATTTTATATGGAACTGGAAATATTAGACGTGAAATAGCTGAAATACTTACTTTACAAGGCTCTGAAAGAGACAGAGTAGTTTCACAGCTTTTAAATGAAGCTTCTAAACTACAAGATAAAACAAAAATACAAAAATTATCAGAAATGTTGACGCAAGTTGGCTTGATGAGCGCTACACCTGTAGTTACAAGTGAATAAAGGACAGCAAAAATGGAATTAAAACCAAAATCACGTAGAGAAGTCGAAGGCATTGTCCAAGACGCTATTGCCAGCGCAGTAGATTTTGTTGAAAGCGAAATAAGCCAAGACAGAATTAAGGCGCAACGATACTATGATGGTGAGGTTGACCTTGGCTATGAAGATGGCAGAAGTAAAGTTGTAGCCACAAAAGTACGTGATACCGTACGTGCTGTAAAACCAAGCTTAATGCGTATATTCCTAAGCACAGCAAAGCCAGTAGAATTTGTACCGCATGGCCCAGAAGATGTAGCAATGGCAGATCAAGCCACTGAATTTATGCACCATGAGTTTACACGTTTAAACGGATACCGCGTAATCAATGATGCATTCCAAGATGCACTTGTGAAAAAGCAAGGTATCGTAAAAGCATACTGGATGACATATCCAGAAGCAGAAATATACACATTCACAGACTTAAATGATGATGAACTTGCATATCTTACAGATGATGATGAAGTAAGCGTTCTTGAGCAAACTACAGAAATGAGCATCTCAATGGATGAGATGGGCATGGAGGTAGAAACACCACTACACAGCATAAAGATTAGCCGCCAACAAGAAAAAGGTGAACTATGTATAGAAAGCGTTCCACCTGAAGAGTTCTTTGTAAACCGAGATGCACGCAATCTTAAAGATGCTTACTTGGTGGCTCACAGAACTGAAATGCGTGCGGGTGATTTAATTGCAATGGGGTATGACCCTGAAGTTGTGTTAGACTTAGATAGCTTTGACAGTGGGTCAGAGATGACTGAAGCTGAAGTGCATGAGAGACGTGGATACAGCTTGGATACATCTGATGAAGATGAGCAAGACCCGTCAATGAAGAATGTAACTGTGACAGAAGCATATATGCGAATAGATGCAGATGGCACTGGCATACCCGTATTACACAAGATTACTTGCGGTGGTACATCATATGAGATGCTA